CTTGTCGCCGTACAGGGAGATGGCAGCCGGAGTTTTGCCCTGTGAGGGATTTAAGGTTTCAGAACCTGGAATTGAAGCGTTCTGCGACCCATAAAGGGAGAGGAGGGAGCCGGTAAGATTAGACTGGGCTGCTTGGTAGGTAGCAAGTCCAGCGTTAGAAGTCTCCATTCTACGGATAGAGTTAGGGATAGTCTCCAGCATGACAGCGCCTTCACGATAATCGAGAGTGTGCTTCACTACACCATTGGCATTGGCGATAATCGGTGGGATTAAGTTCATCTTAATACCCTTGAAATAGAAGTTAGTCAATCCATCACGAGCAAATTGTAGTGGCTTAGCTCGCTGGAAGTCTCCGAGGCCATAGAAGGAGTCAAAGAGAGGCTGAGAGTATTTAATGACGAAGGGGATACGCCCGTTCTGATGAGGGTTTTTGATACGGCGAACTTCAACGCAGGCATGGTCAGGAGCGAATGTTACCCACTCCCCATCTTCACCAGCCTCATAGCGAGTAGCTAGGCAAATGCCACGTTTAGTCGCCAGAGGAGTACGGTCGCGCTGGGTAAGAGTGTCTTTAGTGGTGTCATTCTCTGTGGTACTTTCCGCTAAATCAAGCAACTCTCTGATTGCTCCTAAATCCCACCCCCCGCTAGTCGAAAGTGAATCATCGGTTTCTCCCTTATCTTCACCTTTATCTTCAGTTTCCCCGTCTAAAATATTATTGAGGTACTTTTTTCCCACCCAAGTTAGAGCGGTAACATAGTCCATATCCTTAATGGAGGTTCTGCCTTGCTGAGGGACTAGATTGCGAGGACTCCATAACCAACAATCAGGGCCAACGTAACCTGTAGAAGATACATTCCAATCGTAGAACATCGGCATATAACCATAAACTGAGGAGTAAAGTTGCCACAAACGGAGCTTGGTATCGAAATTATGTTGGGCATTAGCGTTCGGATATACCCATTTCTGACGCAAGATGTCCATAAACATCGCCTTGCCTTCATCGGCCTTGGTCATCGGCATGGTCTGACCATTGGGGAGCTTGCCCATGACTCTGGCTGCTCGCTCAATCGCTAGAGTAGCAGCATACGAATCGGTAATCTTAGAGCCGTCTACGGAGTTAGAAACAGAGTCATAAACCATCCCAACTAGCATGGCTTCGTAGGCATCGAATGACTTGTTTATATAATTCTGATGTATCTCCCAGTCGGACTCGTAATCTTTCTTAAATTTATATTCGAAATTATCTTCTGTTTCTGGGTCTTGTATTTTTGTTTCGGGTTTCATTTTATTCCTTTAACGCTTTATACGAATTATAGGAGTTTTTGCTCTATTTTGCTACCAATTTGCTACAGACCATAGCTATTTAGGTCTTTTATCATGCTATTTTTGGGCATTTTATCATCTTTCTGTAATCCGTACTTCAGATGCAGCATCAGATAACGAGCGGCATCAGGGCCATGGTCATTCTCTTTCATAGGTAACTCGGAGGGGTTACGGTCTTTCTTATCTTCGGGGTACTTATAGGCTTCCATCTCCTGAATAAAGTTCTTACAGACACTAGAAATAAACATACTCGGCTTAGGGATACCAATCAACTGTACTCGGGGACGGAGCTTGGCTCGTATGAGGTCGATACCATGAATTATCGAGTCCCCCCGTTTCACTACGGGTACGATTGGGAAACCCTTAACAACCATAGTTTCAATAGCATCTTTCGCCTGTGAGTCACCGACAATAAGTACAAGACGTTTATCACCCATCTTCTCCCAGATACGAGGCAACAGGTCAGCAAGGATGGTTTCTCGACCGTAGAGTTCATCAAAGACCCACCAGTTCTGGTCTTTGTCTATCCCTACAAAAATACAGGCCGTAGTGTGATAACCAAAGTCGATACCGGCATAAATAGTTAAATCTTCGGGTATCTCACTCGGCTTAACAATGTGTACTTTTCGGTCAAATTGAGGGTAAACTGCACCCTGTACAGCTCGAAACTCTAGCTCTACTTCTTGTAAGAAAGTCGAAAGAGTACCCCGTATCTCGGCCTCGGCTCGTTCTTTCTCAATAAATTCCTTCTTAACGTAAGGTGAATCCCTCCAAGTAGCCTCCTGGTAGAACCAACGCTCATCTTCCTGAGCGAACTGAATAAGGTCATAGAAGTGGTTATACCCGCGAGGTGTGCCCATAAATATCGCCCAGCCATCGGTGGTGGTGAAGAAGTGCTTATAAACAGCGTCCCAGTTATCGGGGTCTTGATCCGCGTACTCGTCAAAGATGATACCCTCGGCACGGAACCCACGGTGTGAGTCGGCTTGGTCGGAGCCGAGGAGCTGAATAGAACTACGGGGCTTGGTTTCATCGTGTTCAACTTGAATTACCGTACCATCGGGCAAAGTAACTGGGCCCTGGACATAATTCAGCTCAATTAAGAGGTCTTGTTCGTTCTTCTTATATATGAGTTCTTTCGGGATAAGGGGAACATATTGCCGCCAAACAACTTCATGCGCTTGCTTATAGGTCTTGAAGACGACAAAGTACCTACCTTGCTCGATTGTGGCCGATAACCAGGCATGATTGGTGGCAAAATAGGTTTTACCCGATTGGCGGCCCATTAAGAGCACCCCGCGCTTATACCCCCCCGTAAGGAAGGCTACATGAGCACTTACTTGTTTCGCATAAGGGACATAAGTGACAGCCACTAAACCCTGCCCTTAAGGTCTCCGAATTTCATGGCTTCAGGAGTCTCTGAGTTTATCTCAAAGTACTGGACAATCTTGCCGTCAATAACCATCTCCTTGCGCTTCTCTTTTTCCTGGGTCTTTGGCGGATAGAAACATTCGAGTACCCAGTCTCGCATCTGAAGGTAACGCATCTCATCGAGAAAGTCTTTTTCGTTGAACTTGTTAATGTCAATACCGTTTTGACGGGCAACTACGATAGCCGACTGCGGGTCTTCATGGAATATAGCTTTGCAGATAACGTAGCGTTTGTTAGTCGCCTCACCCGTCTCTTCGTTCAGCATAATCCGCACGAGTTCTAATTCAAACTTAGGTTCGACAGTTGAAATACCGTCCTTGGTCTCGTAAGAGGACGTAGAAGTGGTAAACTTCAGCTCATAGTTCATCGGGAAAGCGAAACGCTGGAGACGAGGCTCCGCAGCTAAACGCTCACACGGGTCGGGGTAGTAATTGGGGTCGGTATTATATTTAGTAAATGTTCCGACCAGACGGCCATTCGCTACTTGAGGGCCTTGAGGCTGTAGGTTGGCAAACTTAGTCGTTAGCTCTAGGACTTGGCGCTGGAGTTCAGCGTAGTCAGGCTGGTTAGGTTGTATGGGAGCTACGGGCTCGGTAACTATGGGCGGAACGAGCTTGTCATTCTCACGCTCAACTTGGGCATCACGCTTAGCGACTCGGGCTGCTTGCATCTTAGCCCCCCACGCATTTTTCTCGGTTTGGGTCTTAATTTTCTTTGGCATTTTTTTCCCTCTAAGGATAAGTTATTCTTTTTTTGTTTAGAGGTTTTGGTTTTTGGTTTTTACACCGTTAAACCTATTATGCCCTGATGTCGGTTATGCTGTCAATAACAACCCTTGACAAGACATTTGTCCCCATAATATACATGGCCTTTTTTACAAGTCTTGGAATTTGGTTTCGTGCCAAAGATTTCTTCGGAGGAGGGGCCGATAAATTCCGGAGAAACATTCTGGTTTGTGTTATCAGCTACTCTTATCACTGTCTCTACGATATTTAATCTAGTACTGATCCAGTCTGGTTTGTCGGTGATTGCTTGCCATAACTGCCAGTCACTTTCTCGAATCCATATTGTTACTTTAGGCATTTACTTATCCTCTTATATATACATAGTACCACGTCGGTAGTACATAGTACATAGTCGGTAGGTTTCTGCACAGACATATCAGACACACGGGAAGATACTCCCTCAAGGGATATTACAGACGTAGGAAGCTACGCTCACCTTCGGTATTATATATAGTGAGTTGGGAGTAGCTTTTGAGCCTAGCATGATGGGGGGTGGGGTCGCTGGTTATGGCTTTGTATAGTCATTATTGGTTTTGTTTTAGCAGCATGACTAGGGCTTAGCCTATGTCGTACTAATCTAACATCTTGTTCTCACCTAATAGATTGCATGATCGGCACACTACTAGTAGATCATAGTACGTAGCACCATCGTACTTAGTGTGATGTATGTCATATTTGTTACCCGGGATTACCTCTAAGCATAGCTCACAGACCGTCTCTGTACCTATGCGCCCCTCGTTCTCCATCAAGGCTACAATGTACTGCTTAACATGCCCTAATTGATTGTATTTTGCTTTGCCAATGGTATTCTTCATTACTTTATACTACTTCTTCTTGGCTTGGTAGAGCCGTTAAGTCTATCTGAATAGATACTTTAGTATGTTGTATATCCAGGCTTTGCTTGGCTTTGCCGTGAATCTTATCGTGTACATATTTGGCCGTATCAATTGCTAGGCTACGCTCACCTAAGTGAGTACTGTCTTTATAGTCATTTAAAGTATTTATTAACGTATTCTCTACTAAGTTATTATACTTACTCAATTCTGTTACTATACTAGGTTTTCTTAGGTTGTCAAATGCTATCTGTTCCGCCACTCCCCTATTAGCTACATCATAGGTTTGATATGCCGCTTCTGTAGCGCTCTCTTTAGGATTCTCTACTAAGTGCCGGACGAACGCCGCTTGTTTACGGGTTAGCTTGGCCGGCTCTTTTACTCTATCGGCTAGGCTTTTCATTTAATCCCCCGGAAGCTGGTAAGTTTAGTCATATCTAATCTAAATGTTTTAATCTCTTGGGCGGTGATATGGCCCGGCTCAGGATCGTCTGACGGCTCTGTAAACAAGTCTAACTCCTCTATAGCGTCATTTATCGCCATAACGTGCTGGGACTGCTTATAAGCGGCCCAAAACATTTCTAGCTGGGCAATAGTTAGCTGATGAATCACAAATGATTGATACGAAGCTTCGTGAATGTCCACATGGCCCTTTCTTTGCGCCTTATCTATATACTAATACTACTCTAATTGAGGTCAAATGTACAGATTAACCAAAAATATCTCTAGATTATCTATATATTATTGTATTAAGGTCTTGACACTGGACTATTGTAGGTGTATGCTGGATACAGTTACAGCAGACAACCGCAGCCGACAAGCTCAACCGTCCAGCTCAAGCCTCCGGGCAAGTAACCTATCCACCGCACCTTCCCCAAATTGCATGAGCGCAGCGTCCATTCAGAGCGGAGCGCGCAATACGGCCTCGCCGGGTTTCAATCCTCCCGGCGTCCCTTGACAATTTAATCCCCTGATACGTTCATATGACCGATTAAACCTAACCGGAGATAATACCATGAATGACTTTAAGGCTTTCGTAATGAATAGTAAGCAAATGCCCTTTAACGTCTGTATCCACGCCGATAGCGCCGAGCAAGCTAAAACAGTTTTAGCCACCTACGTTGCCAAGCTTGGCCTTACTAAATACCAATACGATGAAACGCCCACCACCACATCAATCGCCGTGTTCCCCTTTATTAACTAGCCCCTAACCGCTTAATTGGCGGTATGAACGTATCAGGTTCAATACTTACAAGTCCATAAGCCCTAGCTGGTCGCGGTTGCAATGGTTCAATCCCATTGAGGGGCTCATGGCTTTATAAGCCGCAAGGAATAATAATTGAAAGGCACAATATCATGAATACAATAGCAGTAAACGCCCGTAGCTTAAATGGCTTCACCAAGCGACTATACAACGTAAGAATGTTGCTCCACAACGAAGGAAAAGAGAATCTAGCCGATAAGGTCTACAAGCTTGAGCAAGAT